CGGTTATCGGTCCTTTTGTTAACTCCATTATCTTGACGGCACTTTCATACAAAATTGGTACGTGGCGGTGGAGAAGGTGTTGTTGCGCTACTCCACGCAGCCACGCCACTGGATGTCCGGTTGGCTCACACTGCCAATAGGCCTTGTACAGGCGTCGCCCGAGCGTTGGGCCCCACAACCACCTGTTCCCGACTCTATACGGCATCTGTCCCAGGTATGTGATCTTAGCGATATCGTGTGCGGTCTCCGACTTCACGACTAGTCCAAAACGTCTCAAATGTCGGACCACATCTATCTTCTCCACATCAAAATCACAACCCACAATCGAGTCATCACCGACGATCGAAATCCGCAGACTTCTCCTGGCTTTCTCAAGGTGATCGACCGTCAAATCCTCCAGCTCGACTCCGGACAACTCTGCTGCGAAGGCCGCACCCAGGCACAGGCCATTCAATAGTGCGTTGGCAAGGGCGGTATCGTCTCTCCCAGACGCGTTACACACCGGCGCCTGGTAGGATATCTTGACCTGCTCCTTCCTTAACTTGCACTTTCCACGCGGCTTCCGCCACACGTCAATGGCCCCCCACAACCTCGGGTGCAACCTCCTAGGGAATACCTTCTCGTAAATGCCCTCAATCAGCGCCCAGCTCTCAGCTGAGTGCGTTGCATCGAAGGCAGAGTAGTCCGCAAAGAAGAAACTCTGGAAATTCTCCACAGTCCTCAACCACTCATCTAGCTTCTCCGGGGTCGTTGATCCGTAGAAAATCCAATGACTTGGCCCCCAAATCTTCTTGAGGTGTGTGGTTAAGACTTTCAGGTAAGGGCCCGCGTCCAGGTGGGTCTCATCGTGAGGCGCCTGGATCAGCCTGGCGACATACTGCGCGTCGCGGGCCATTGGCACCCCGCCCACCACCTTGAACCACGGCAACTTCTCCTTCTTCACGAAGGCTGAGATCTTACCGTAATCAACATGGTTTCCTCCTCTCTCCTTGCGGCGTTTCTTTACCCTAATCAGCTCGTGCCGTCTGCGGCTGTTTGAATAACTCAGTATCCACTCCCAGGTCTTCATTCGGGTCAGCTCCTCTTCAAAGAACCTTGGAAGCATGAACTC